GAGCAACTGGATCAACTGGTTCTCAGGGAGCAACTGGATCAACTGGATCAACTGGACCACAAGGACCTACTGGATCACCTGGTTCAACTGGTTCTCAGGGAGCAACTGGATCAACTGGTTCAACTGGACCACAAGGACCTACCGGTGCAACAGGTGCAACAGGTGCAACAGGTGCAACTGGGCCACAAGGAACTGCTGGTGCAACAGGTGCAACTGGATCAACTGGACCACAAGGATCTACGGGAGCAACAGGTTCTTCTGCTAGTGTAACTAGTGCATCTGTAGTTTCTGCACTAGGATATACTCCTGTACAACAAGGTACTGGAATTGGACAGTTGGCTAATGTTGTTAAACTAGGATGGTCAGGATCAAGAGTAAAAGTAACCATTGATGCCAGTGATATGGGCAATATAGTGTTTGATGGCAATTTATCAAGTGCAAGTGTTGCATTTGCAAGTAATGCCGGTAATGCTAACAGTATAACAAATGCAGTAGGTGGCGGTTATACTTGGACTGGATTACAAGCATTTCAAATAAATAAAGGTAGTAATTCGTACTTGGGAAATAATACGACTTACAACTTTATGGGTTATTCTACCGATTCAGGCGCTGCTGCTTTTTCATTCCATCGCGGTGGCTACTATGCAACTAACATGGGACTAGATCCAGATAATGTAATACGTATTGGTGGATGGAGTGCCGCTGCTAATTTATTCCAAATGGATATGAGCGGTAATTTAACCATGGCAGGCAATGTTACTGCTTATTCCGATGAAAGATTAAAAACAAACTGGCGTGCATTGCCTGTTAATTTCTTAGAAAATCTTTCTAAAGTCCAGTGTGGTATATTTGATCGTATTGACTCCGGCGAAACGCAAATAGGATTGTCAGCACAGAATGTACAAACACTATTACCGGAAGCAGTTACTACTAACGCAGACGGTTTATTATCATTAAACTACGGTGCATTATCTGGTGTTACGATAGTTGAATTGTGTAAAGAAGCCATTACTTCTCGCATTATAATAGCTCAACATACTGAATTAATAAACTTATTAATTAATCGAATTACCAAATTGGAAGAACTACAGTGAGTATAAATAGCCAGCTAGCATCATTACTATCATCAAATGGAGTATTAACTTTATCCAACGCATTAAATAGCAGTTCGCCTATTACCGGTGCATTAGTTGTTTCGGGCGGAGTAGGCATCTCTGGAAACCTATATGTTGGCGGTCAAATTATATCTAACAAAGGGGTAATTTCTAATAATATATTAACCTATGACACTTTTACAGTAACCACAACTGATGCAACTATAATTGGTAACTTTCCAATAAGCCAATATAGGTCTGCAAAGTTTCATATTCAAATTAGTGACACTACTCCAAGTTTTCAAGTAAGTGAGATTTTACTATTAGCTATAGCCAAAGCAACAACTTCAAACACCGGAACCCCTTCGGATACTGGGGCCACATCAATTGCAGAATATGCAATTTTAACTTCTGATGCACTGTTAGGTGACTATTCTTCTGATGTACATCTTGACGGTATTGTTCGATTGTATTTTATTCCAAATACTGCAACTAATAAGACAGTTAAAGTGTCAGTACAATTAATGGCAATCTAAAGTAGCTCTAGTAATAGTTCTATTTTAGTTTTAATTGTTTGGTCATTTAAGCAACTTCTTACACCTCTATGTAATGGTTTAGGCCATTGCATAAAGTTGCACCATGCATATCCTGCATGTTCGTGATTTAATACAGGTATAAACTCATTGTCCACAATTAATACGTATGTGTTGTATTGAAAGTTTTCATCGCTGGACATGAACAATTCTAAAGGGACTATTTTTTTAATAGTTGGTGTAGCACCTACTTCTTCTTGTATTTCTCGAGTAAGTATATCAAATGGTGTTTGATCTTCTGGTTCTTTTCTTCCTCCTGCAAGCCCCCATGTTCCTGCAGTTTTTCCCTGTGTTCTTAATAAAAATAAAAATCGGCCAGTATTTCTAGCAAGAAAAATACCGCCGCTGCATATCACTTGATTTAGAGAATTAATCGCCATACATCCTTTGCATATATACCTTCAAAACTTTTACTCCACGCACTGCTAGCCCATTTATATTGGATCCCAGTGTACGTATTAGTTATGTAAGTCACAGCATTTGTACTGTTAGAATTGAATATAACTATCCACTCTGCTCCGTTCCACTCAATTATATCATTTTCATTTGCTTGAAAATCAGTACTATTTGCATTTTTCCATGCTACTGGGCCGCTGAAATCTGGCATGCTATAGTGTGGGTTGACATTAATAGATCCTAATATTAAATATCGAGTGCCATTAACAGGAAATTTAGGATTAAATGTTTCTGGATTAATAACTGCGTTTACACTACCTCTGCCGTTAATAATAGTGTTACTAGGTATGGTGTCAGTATCAAAGTTTAATACCATTTTAGTTTCATCCATTGGATCTAAACTAATATAAGCTACAATTTCATTACCGTCTGGCTTAGTCAATCGTAATTGACTAATTCCTGCAGTAAATTTACCAGGATACAAATCTAATAATTCACGCCATGAATTTACATTTTCAGGTAAACTGGTATCTATGCTGTTACCAGTACCTTCATTTTTGATTAATACTGCATTATTATTTAATACTAGTAACTCAAAATCACCCGGAGTAACAATCACTGTAGTATCGGGTGTACCAAACATATCAACTGCACCGGTAGTTGAAAAATCATTTAAAATTGCACCTTGAGACACTGCAAAAACATTGGTGATAATTTTTGTAATGATTCCCAATTTTTTTAACTTGGCAGGTGGAGTTATCCAAATGGGTGCTTTAAATGTAAGTGTGGTAATTTCTATATCTTGTTCTAGTCCTTGGGGCACTGAACGACTATTCCATACTTGACTATCAAGGGTCAGCACACTTAAACTAGTCCAATCTAAGTAATTATCAGTAGTTTGCAATTCTAAACTAGGATTAAATAGTACTACCAATTGTTCCCAAAGCTGTAATTTTTGATCAGTATTGGTAGTCCATATATCTGCATTAAATGTAATTTCGTAAGGAGTAGGCATAATACGTTCAACCGTATAATTTGCACCTTGCTCTGTTAGATACGCATTGCCGTCTTTATCAAATGCACGTTCCCTAATATTTACTTTACTTATGAAAGTAGGATCTTGCATCCTAAGCCGGTCATATTGTAAATCTTTAATATACCCTGCAATAAATGGTGCACTTGGTACAGTATTTTCTGAATTCTTTTTGAGAATATGACCTACTTGCCGACTCATGTCACCGTATCTAACAGGTACTTTAACAATTTGTCCTTTGGCATCTTTATAACCAAAGTTACTGAGTATTGCCATGAATTGAGTCAAGTAACGTCGCACTTGACCGTCATAAAAATGATCGATTATAGTTCTCCTTAATTATCCGCTTTAGGTTTTAACACCTTGCTCAATGCTTGTTTTTCTACAATTACTTCGCCTGCAATGGTAGCAGTAGTAGTATTATTAATGAATCCAGTTTTTTGTGTTTGACGAATTTGTTTATTGGCATTAGGACCTACTAAATCACTAGCACCTCGGTTGTTCATGGTCATGCGTACATTATCTTCATACTTAACCCAATTTCTTCCATCGTATCTAAACAGCCGATTGGGCATGTAATCTGTTCTAAGATGGAACTGTCCTCTTATTGGACTACCAGGAAACACAATACCAAAATTATACGGCGCGCCATTAGGCGGAATTCCGTCTCCGGTTAAGTACCCTAGATACATGGTGCCACGGGGGCTATTTAATACTGCACTGGCATCGAGTATTGCTTGCTCAGTGCTTGCATCTGCATCAATATCGGATGCATTAGCTACATCAATTAATCCATTTGCCAAAGTAGGAATAACAAAATAACTTTTGGTATTATACCCACTCATCGGAGCATCACTTTCTGCCTGATCCATGATCTGTTGATTAATATCAATATTTTTCTGATACGTAGATAACAAGTCTCTCAGTGTACTATTGTCTCCGGCGCCTGCATCGCTGTCAAAAATTTCTTTGAATTCCTGACTATCCACTAATGGAATGCATTTTGCTTTTAATAAATGCGGAAACCATGTTTGACTATAACCATTTGCAGGACGACTTACGTCTTGTACAACATAAAATCTTTTTAGTGCAACCACTGAATCATCCAGTGCATATTCATCTTTCTGGTGTGGAAGCTCAATAACATCGCCGGACATTATTTTACGCCCTAGTGAATCGTATGAATTTTTTAAATGAAACGTGATCATCACGGTATCATTCTGTAAAAATAAACCAAACTGACTTAGATTAAAATCAATATCTTGAAGTTGGTAAATTCCACGGATAACATATACATCTTCTGCATAATGTCTATCTCTATTTTCCATAAACAGTACGTCTTGGATACCTAGCTCTGATATAGCATTAGAATTTACCGGAGTGGTAGGAGTACTTTCACCTGTTAGAGGATCAACTGGGCCTAGATATTTGTGAATAAACACATCTGTGCCGCCTACTTGAAATTGCTCGCTTATAACACGGTCTAAGAATTTAAAGTCATTGCCTTTTTCAGGACGATATAGTGACAGCCTTGGAATTTTAGTTCTCCTTCATTAATACTGTATTTATAGTAGAACACCTTTCGCATAAACAGATAAATAATTGCATGACTGAAATCGAAAATGAACGCCTTAAAGTAGTAGAATATATACAAGCCATGCTCGGCGGAGGAATGGTGGATTTAGAATTAGATCCTATTCACTACACTACAGCTATTGATCGTGCATTAAACAAATTTCGACAACGTAGTTCAAACGCTGTAGAAGAAAGTTTTGCATTTTTAATGTTACAAGTAGACCAAAATGATTATGTTCTTCCAAAAGATGTTATTTCAGTACGACAGCTATTTCGTCGCAGTATTGGTAGTAGAACAGGTGGAGGCGATGGTGGATCATTATTTGAACCGTTCAATCTTGCATACTCAAATACCTATTTGCTAACATCAACTAGTATGGGCGGATTAGCTACTTATTATGCATTTGCAAGTTATCAAAAACAAGTAGGTAAAATGTTTGGATCAGAAATTAATTTTACATTCAACCCAACTTCTAAACTACTCACTATCATGCAACGTCCACGTGGCGAGGAAGAAGTATTGGTATGGCAGCATAATTATCGTCCAGATTTTAACTTGCTACAAGATCCATTTGCAGGCCAATGGCTCAAAGATTATTCACTAGCAGCATGTAAAATAATGATGGGAGAAGCAAGAGAAAAGTTTGGAACCATTGCTAGTGCGCAAGGAGGTACTACACTCAATGGTACTGCTCTTAAAGCTGAAGGTAAAGCAGATATGGAACTGCTTGAGCTAGATCTGATTAACTACAAAGATGGTTCAGTACCGTCATCTTTTATCATAGGATAATTAACAAAAAAAGATAATAAGTCTTGCATCTTTTTAAAAACCCTGTTATTATATAGTAAGACAATAATCTTCTATAAATTTTACAGGGCAGTACGTTAATAATGAAAAATAATAAAACAAAAGTTGTAGCATTTTGCGGATTTATCGGATCAGGAAAAGATACTGCTGCCGATTACTTAGAAAGCCAATTTGGTTATCATCGAGAATCATTTGCCAGCACACTTAAAGATGCAGTTGCTGCAGTGTTTGGGTGGGATAGATCTATGCTAGAGGGACGAACATCCGATGACCGAGTCTGTCGAGAACAGGTTGATACTTGGTGGGCCGCTCGATTATCAATTCCACATCTTACACCACGATGGGTACTGCAGCAATGGGGTACAGAAGTATGTCGTGCAGGATTTCATGATGATATTTGGATTGCTAGTCTTGAAAATAAAATGCGTAAAACAGACAATAATATTGTTATAAGTGATGTCAGGTTCCCTAACGAAATTGCTGCGATACATAATGTTGGTGGAATCGTTGTCAGAGTTACTCGAGGACCAGAACCTGTATGGTATAAAGATGCAGTATTAGCAAATAACGGTAGCTTGTCCCATTATTTAAAAATGTGTAATTCTGGTATTCATGAAAGTGAGTGGGCATGGATTACATCAGATATTGATTCGGAAATAGATAACAATTCTTCTATAGCTGACTTATTTGATAAAGTATCCGGATTAATTAATATATAAAAAATTATTTCTGTAACTTGTGGATTCCGGATATGTATCTATCGTAGCTAAATTTAAAACAGTAGCTAAATACATCAAAGCAATCCATTAAGGAGAAATACAATGGCATTAGGATCACCAGGCGTACAAGTACAAGTTATTGACGAGAGTTTTTATCTCGCAGCCGCTCCAGGTACTGTCCCACTAATTTTTGTAGCTACTGCACAGAACAAGAGCAATGCTTCAAAAACGGGTACAGCACAAGGAACTCTTGCAGCAAATGCAGGAAAAGTTTATGTTATTACCAGCCAGCGAGATCTTACTGATACGTTTGGTACACCGTTATTTTACACAGACAACAATAGCAACCCAATTCACGGCGGAGAATTAAATGAATACGGCCTTCAAGCTGCATACAGCTTATTAGGTGCTACTTCACGTGCATATATTGTTCGTGCAGATATTAATTTGGGTCAGTTGCAACCTACTAGCAGTGCACCTGCAGGTAACCCAGTTTCAGGCACTTATTGGTTAGATACTCGTAGTTCATTGTTTGGTATTAGTGAGTGGGATTCTACTACTAAGAAATTCACCGCAGTTACTCCGTTAATTATAGACGATACCAATAAAGTAACTTCTACTATGTCAGGCGTGCCAGTTGATGCATTTGGTAAGCAAGGAGACTATGCAGTAGTAGTTACTAATGAAAATACAAATGCCATTTATTATAAAACTACCTTATCAACTGCTGCATGGGTTTTAGTTAGTTCTGCTACACTAGGCGACGGATTATTAGTTACGGTTAGTCCGTACAACATGTATCCTACATATACGGTTGACACTCCCACTGGTAGCGTATGGATTAAAACATCTACTCAGGGATTTGGTGCAAATTGGGTAGTGAAATATTATAACGGTGCCGCTAAATCATGGGCAACTATTTCTGCTCCAATTTATCAGAGCACACAAAAAGCCATTCAAGTGATGGATGCAACTGGAGGATCAAAAATTCCTGTTGGTACATTATTTGTAGAAGCAGCATCTAACGGATTACCATCTGAAAATGCAGTTGCAAATTTTAAAATATGGCGTCGCAGTTCAACTGGGGCAACTACTATTGTTAGTGCAGCATCCAATACAATGTCATCAACAGACAGTACATTTGCAATTAGTGAAACCCTTACTACACGACTTGCTCAAGGCCCAAGCGGTCCGTTCTATCCTTCATTGCCGCTGGGATTGATTAGTCAAGTAATTACAGTTACAGTTCCTGGATCCACTACAGAAAGCATTGCATCATTAATTCCTGCAGCACTCAACACTGCCGGTTTGGTAAATGTATCAGCAACTTACGACAGTGTTAGCAAGCAAGTTTCGTTTAGTCATGCATTAGGCGGCGACTTCAGTCTTGTAGATGTTACTGGTATTGCATTAGCTACTATTGGATTAGATCCGGCGAGTACTGCTAATTTATACGCAGCACAACCTGATTCACAATTTGCATTCTTAGCATCAAATTGGAAGCCACTTCGATACGAAGCGATTGCAACTGCACCTGTTACTATTGCAGAAGATGGCCAACTATGGTACAATTCAGTGCTTGATGCAGATATTATGGTGCACGATGGCCAAAAATGGGTAGGATATCTATCGCCTACTAGCCCATACTATAACGATAACACTTCTTTAAAAACCGATCCGCAAGGACCAATAATTTCTGCTCTTGAGCCAACTGCCCAAAGTGATAGTACTCCTTTAGTTGATGGCGATATTTGGTTGTCAACTTCTAGTGTAGAAGCATATGGACGTAGTGTATACGTGTATGATGGTAATTTGTTAAAGTGGATATTACAGGATGTTTCGGATCAAACAAGTCCAGACGGATGGTTGTTTGCCGATGCACGATGGGGAACCGAAGGTTATCAAATACAACCTGCATCGATTACCAGTTTGCTAGTTTCTGACTATGTTGATCCAGATACCCCAGATCCAGAATTATACCCACGTGGTATAAAACTATGGAACTTACGTCGTAGCGGATTTAACGTTAAGAAATATATAGTAGGACATATTAATACTCAAGCCAATAACGGATTAAATATTCGTTATGAAAATGATAACATGGCAGGATATGTATCAGATCGATGGGTAACTGTTAGTCCAAACTATGAAAATGGTGCAGGAACTTTTGGACGCATGGCTCAACGTGGTGTAGTTGTTAAAGAACTTAAAGCGCTTATTGATGTTAATCAATCTACTCGCGATACTGATACAGTAGTATTCAATTTAATTGCTACTCCTGGTTATCCAGAGGCTATTCAGAACATGATTGCATTCAATACAGATCGTGGTCAAACAGCATTTGTCGTGGGTGATACTCCGTTCAGATTACAACCAACAGGAACTGCATTATCCGCATGGGGCAATAATACTGGATTAGCATTTGATAATGGTGATGTTGGTGGAGTGAGCTATGACGAGTATATGGCTATGTTCTATCCAAGCGGCTATACAACAGATAATACCGGCAACAATATTGTTGTTCCTCCAAGTCATATGATGTTGCGTACCATTGTGAACAGCGATGCGAAAAGCTATCAATGGTTTGCTCCAGCAGGAACACGCCGTGGCGGTGTTGATAATGCCACTTCAGTTGGTTATATTGATTCGTTAACAAGCGAATTTAAAACGGTTGCATTGTACGAAGGTCTTCGTAATGTATTGCATGATGTTAAAATTAATCCAATTGCAACATTGCCAGGAGTGGGTATTGTAAACTTTGGACAATATACCCGTGCAAGAAATACCAGTTCGCTAGATCGTATTAACGTTGCACGTTTGGTATGTTATTTGAGAAGACAATTAAGTATCCTGGCTAAACCATATTTGTTTGAACCAAACGATGCTCAAACACGTCGCGAAATTAAAGCGGCTGCAGAAAGTTTAATGTTGGAACTAGTTGGTCAGCGTGCATTATATGACTTCATTGTTGTTTGTGATGAATCAAATAATACACCATCAAGAATTGACCGTTCAGAATTATATATGGATATTGCGATTGAGCCAGTTAAAGCAGTTGAATTTATTTACATTCCGTTACGTTTAAAAAATACAGGCGATATTAGAGCAGGATTATAATATAATAAACATGATGTAATAAAAACCTCTTAATAAGAGGTTTTTTTACGGCAGTAATTTAATCCCTGCTTATATAATATTCAAACAAATGCTAAATACTACAAAGATTAAGGAGCATCAACATGCCAATTTCAAGTTTAAACAGATTTACAGTTCCGTTACCAGGAAACGGACAAAGCCCTAGCACACAAGGTTTGCTAATGCCAAAACTAAAGTACCGATTCCGTGTTACTTTAGATAATTTTGGAGTTGCAGGTGGTGCACCATCTACTGAATTAACAAAACAAGTTATGAATGTAACTCGTCCCTCAGTTACATTTGAAACAATTACGCTGGCTGTTTACAACAGTACTGTCAAACTAGCAGGCAAACACAGTTTTGCAGATGCAACTTTAACCCTGCGCGACGATGTAACTGGCGCAGTAAGCAAACTAGTCGGGCAACAATTACAAAAGCAATTTGACTTTTTTGAGCAAGCATCAGCAGCATCTGGTATTGATTATAAATTTACCATGCGTGTTGAAATTCTTGACGGCGGCAACGGCGCCAATGCACCAACTACTTTAGATGTATTTGAATTTCTTGGATGCTTTGTAAAAGGTGCAGTATATCAAGGCGGTGATTATACTTCCAATGATCCAATGGATATTGCATTAACTATTACATATGATAATGCACTACAATATAATACAGTAGGCGGCGTACCTTCTGGTGTAGGCGAGGCAGTGGGTCGTACAGTACGTAGTCTTGCACTAGGCGGCTAATATTTTATCTATTATAAAAACCTGGCTTAAACCCCAGGTTTTTTATTTGACTAAATATTGTCATGAGTAATGCTTTCACAAATTTTTTAGGCGGAGTAGCATCTGGTGTGTTTGGCGAACAGGCTAATCTTCGCGACTACCAGCATGCCAATCGCTTGTATGTACGGGACACATATGCACGGGCACCTAAAAACGGATTTTTATACTTTGTATCATTCAATGTCAACAAAAGCAATATAAAAAGTCCTGAATGGAATGATCAAATAGGTATTACTGCAGCAATGCTAGTAAAGAGAATTGATTTACCAAAATTTCAAGTGAGTACAGAAACTCTTAACCAATATAATAGAAAAACAGTAGTGCAGACAACATTAAAATATCAACCAATTTCATTAGATCTGCATGATGATAATAGTGATATTACTACTACACTTTGGAAGACATATCTACAATATTATTTTGAAGACAGTAAATACGGTAACTCAAAGATGCCTAGTGACGGTAACCCTAAGCAATTTGGAGATACCAAGTACGGCATCGAAGATTTTAATTACGGATTTAAAACAACTAAGAAGACTCCATTCTTCAGCAGTATTGATATCTATGTATTGCATCAACATAAATTTACACAGTATACACTAGTTAACCCCATTATTACAGAATGGAGTCACGATACTCTTGATCAGTCCGATGGTGCTAAAATTCTTGCAAATAGAATGAGTGTAGCATATGAGACTGTGTTATATAATCGCGGCGATATTAAAAAAAATAGCCCAATTGGATTTTCAGCAGTGTATTACGACACCACGCCCAGCCCACTAAGTATAGGCGGCAATGGTAATAATTCAATTTTAGGTGCAGGCGGTATTATAAGCGGAGCCGGAAGCGTGTTTGGATCATTGGCTCAGGGTAATCTTTTAGGTGCATTAATACAAGGAAACACTTTACTTAAAAATGTAAAAACTGTAACTAGTGCAGGATTAAAGCAGGAAGGTTATAGTATTTTAACAGGAGTGTTGGGTAATGTACAAGCAACTGGAAATCAAACTACCGGTATAGGTGCTGCTGCAGCCGCTGGATTGCCTCCATCTGGTGTATTAGGAAATGTTGCTGTGAATTTATTTGGTAATAAAAATTCCAGTGTAAATGGAATAACTACTGCCACTCCGGTAACTACTACAGGTAAAAAATCATGAACAAAACTCTTTACACTAATATTCCTTCACCAAAACTACCTAGTGGATCCAGTATACAAACGTTTGATGCATATTATAATCAGCCATTGGAATTAAGTGCCGATGTATTGGCTGCAATGACCGGATTCTTTACTAGCAGAGGGTTTGAAGCTACTGCTGCAGAATCGATTACTGTTCTTATTATGAAACAAGCAAAGAAAGACGGCTATAATCCTATGGAGATTCTAGATACCTTGAAAGGTTTAGTGGATGTTGAAATTTCTGCACTCGTTGCAGAAATAGTAAATTACAATAGATTTAAAACCAGTGCGCTTGGATATGCTATGAAATTTGAACCAAATACTGAAGTACTTAGAAATATAATTGCATGAGTTTAAAGTTTAGTCAAGGGTTTTTTACTCCAAGTAATCCAGAAAAATATCTAGGAACTAAATTGCCGCGATATCGAAGTTCATGGGAATTGGTATTCATGCAGTTTTTAGATAATAATCCTGGGATACAGCAGTGGTCAAGTGAAAGCGTGCAGATTCCTTATAGAGATCCGTTAACAAACAAACAAACTATATATGTTCCTGATTTTTTAATTTCTTATATAGACAAAAATCAAAAGAAACATGTGGAACTAATTGAAATTAAACCTGCAAATCAAACACTTCGAGAAAAAGTAGGAAAGAATCCTTATAATCAGGCGCAGTTTGTAAAGAATATGGCTAAGTGGGCTGCAGCATCTTCGTGGTGTCAACAGCAAGGCATCAAATTTAGAATCTTAAACGAACACGACATCTTTGCCAACACCAAAAAGAAAAAATAAATATTATTATGACACGCAAATTAGAAGACTTATTGGGCCTTGCGCCAGTTGTTAAACCTTTAATATTACCTACTCCAACGGATATGGAACCAATAGTTACTATTTCGTTAGCTGACAAATTAGAAGAGTTTGACAAGATTTCATCAGCATTGCCCAGAGTAAAAGGACTAGGCGATATAAGTGATCAAGAATTTGATGACCTTGCTGCTAAAGCAGAACAAGCGTATGATGATTTAATGGATCTTGGAATGAATGTTGAACCAAGGTACGGTGCCCGCATGTTCGAATGTGCCACCAATATGCTTAATGCTGCAATTACTGCCAAAAGTGCAAAAATTGACAAAAAATTAAAAATGGTTGATTTGCAACTTAAAAAACTAGCAATTGACAAAAAACACGGGACTGGCAACGATGATACTGTAGAAGGTCAGGGATACATTGTAACTGATAGAAACAGTATTCTAGAAAAGTTAAAGAATTTAAATAAATAATATACTATGACAAAGACATTCAAACATTATCTATCAGAAAGTACTAAACGTTATGATTTTCGTGTAAAGATTGCCGGTAAGTTTACAACCGAGCAAGAAGCTGCATTAAAAACATTGCTAGATAAGTACGCGATATCTGAATTTAAAAAATCAGCTACTACTCCTATACAAGAACTTCCTTTGGATTTTCCGCAAGTTAAAAATTGCGAAGTAAATATCTATGAGGTATGTTTAGATTATCCCACTACTCAACAGGAACTAACTGAATACTTGGCAACTGCGCTAGGCGTCGGAAAACAACACTTAGTTGTTCGGCGTCCGGGGGAACCTAGCGAGGAATATCAGCAGCCTGTTGAAAAGCACGAAGGTGCATTATTAAATGATAGTCAGTATAAAGAAGCAGGCAATCCAAAATTTGACGATTTTTATGGCGACAAATATAACACTGGGTTTGTTAAAGAATTAAACGATATTTTAAAATTACAGCGCAAAGAGCGAGGCGAAATTATACCTTGCGATGGCAAGGCTACCTTCAACACTGAAAGCCCACAGAATACTTCAAGTATTTTACAACAAGCACCGGACCCAAGGAAATAATTATGAACATGATTGATGTAATGAAACGTCTAGCAGAACTAGATGCAACAAACCCAAATGTACAAACTGAGGCATACGGTGTAGGCAATCGTGCTCGTCAAAACACTAATAATAAAACATATAACGATTATATGTCCGATATTAAGTACGATGATGGCCAAGCTAAAATGCGCGGCGTACAACGTGCCGGCCACCGTGATGCTGTAGGCGAGGAAGACCCTACAGCACATGTACATATTAACGGCAAGCCATGGAAACAATTTCCATCGCGTGATGAAGCCAAGCGTGTTGCTGCTAACGTACAAAATAAATACCCTGACAAAAAAGTTGAAGTATTTGGCGGGGAGATATCAATGAGTGAAGCAGAACATTCACGCACTTGCCCAACTTGCGACGGCAACGGCGAAGATATTTTACACAGCAATAAGCCGTGCCCCCAATGTGACGGTAAAGGTTCTATTCCAATGTCTAAGGAACAGGATGTATCCGAAGGTAAAGTTAAAGAACTGGCAGATGATTTAAAAAATCTATCTGCTGAGGAGTTTGAAAAAGCACATAGCATGACAAAAGCGGAAGCACGCAAGGGATTATCAGAAAGTATTGCAGACATGCGTCGTTTAGCAGGAATGACGCCGCTAGCAGAATGCGGAATGAATCCTATGGATTCGATGGGCGTAATGAACACAATGCCTGCTATGCCTGCTTCCATTTCAATCACTGCAGCAAATGGTCCGGAACTAAGTGGTATGCTTAAAGACATTATGTCATTAGCAGGTCTTAATAAAGTAGAAGCAGTACATTTAAATCCAGCGCCGCCCGCACTAATGCCGCCAATGCATGATGCAGGTGCAGCTAGTCCTGACGGTATGTCAATGCGTAGCGTAATGGACAGGCTAAATCCAGACATGGGCGACGATATGGAAGACGAGGGAGTAATGGGCGGATTAGCAGGCGCTGCAGCAGGTGCAGTACTCGGCGGTCCAATGGGCGCTGCAGCAGGATACGGCGTAGGCAGCAAAATGGGCGACGATTTATCAGATGATGACACTGAAGAGGATTATGATAATACTCCTGCCGATCCTCGTAAGAAGCCGGCATTTGATGCTAATCAGCATGCAAATCAAGCTAACCAACCAGGGCAAGGTGATAGAATGGACGGTACGATGCCCCGTGCACATCCTTACATGAAAAAGACCATGGAACAAATTGAACAATCATTGTTCGACGATTATCAATCGTTTATTAATGAGGATGAATTTTCAGCAGAAAAACCAGCTACTAAATTTTCTGCTGCTGATAAAAAGAAATCAGATTCGCTAAAAAAGTCCTCCGGTAAATCCAACGCTGATGCACTAAAGAAAACTTCAGATGCGTTTGCTAAGAAAAAAGCATAATAATAATGTACTAAGTAAATAGCTCCTCCAGGGGCTATTTTTTTCACTAAATAAAAGCATGGCAACTAAACCTAAAAATCTTGAAGGCACGTTAATTAAAAAAGCTCACGCTACCCAGCGGTGGACAGAGCAAGATGTTGAAAACTTATTAAAGTGTCAGGATCCTGTATACGGGCCTGCATACTTCTTAGAAAATTTCTTCTATATTCAACATCCTACTAAAGGACGCATACAATACAAAGCATTCGACTATCAAAAATTGTTATTAGATAGTTATCATAATCATCGATTCAGTGTAAACATGTTGGGGCGGCAGCTGGGTAAAACTACTACTGCAGTGGGTTATTTGTTATGGTACGCAATGTTTGTCGATGATAGTACTATTTTGATTGCAGCACACAAATACTCTGGCGCACAAGAAATTATGCAACGTCTTCGATATGCATACGAAATGTGCCCTGACAACATTCGAGCAGGTGTTACTAGTTACAATAAACAAAGTATTGAATTTGAAAATGGTAGTCGTATTGTTGCACAAACTACTACTGAAACTACAGGTCGTGGTATGTCAGTATCTTTACTATATTCAGATGAGTTTGCATATGTAGAACCCAATATCGCCACAGAATTCTGGACATCAATCAGTCCTACACTAGCAACTGGTGGTAAAGCAATCATCACTTCAACGCCAAATAGCGATGAAGATCAATTTGCTCAAATTTGGAATGAAGCTAACAAGCAATTTGATGAATTTGGTAATGAAACTGAATTGGGAAGAAATGGTTTTTATCCGTTCATGGCTATATGGAGTGAGCACCCTGATCGTGATGAAGTGTGGGCTAATACTGAACGTAGTCGAGTGGGTCAAGAACGATTTGAGCGAGAGCATGAATGTAAATTCTTAATTTTTGATGAAACACTTATCAACAGTATTAGCCTCGGCGACATGACGGGGATTGACCCTATTATGAAAATGGGGCAAGCAAGATGGTACAAAAAAATTAATCCGCAATCGACTTATATTTTTAGTTTAGATCCCAGCTTGGGTACGGGAAGTGATTATGCTGCTATTCAGATTATTGAATTACCAAGTTTTGTTCAAGTAGGAGAATGGCATCATAATATGACTCCCGTTCAAGCACAGGCTCGTATCCTACGCGACTTAGTAAAATATGTGGATGATCAATGTCAAGCAGCAGGCGTTACCAGCAGCATTTATTACAGTGTGGAAAATAATACAGTGGGCGAAGCTGCATTGGTGTCAATTAGCGAGTTAGGAGAAGAAACATTTCCGGGATTGTTCCTATCAGAGCCAATTAAAAAAGGACATTCGCGCAGATTTAGAAAAGGATTTAACACAACACATGTTTCAAAAATATCTATTTGTGCAAAATTAAAACAGTTAATTGAAACCAAACAGATTACTCTTAACAGCAAGACTTTAATTAGCGAATTGAAAACTTATATTGCTCGAGGTACAACTTTTGCAGCAAAGACAGGGCAGCATGATGACTTGGTAGCTAGCTTGCTACTAGCAATCAGAATGATTGTATTACTGCAGGATTGGGATCCTGCAATTTACGATAAAATGCGCGAAGCAACTGCAGATGATTGGGATATGCCTTTGCCAATCTATATCAGTAGCTTTTGATAAATATTATTATGAAACCTATACAAATGATTTCCCAAGACCTGTTTGATAAGATTCGCAGCCGTTTCGATAATTTAGAAATGGGCGACGAAACAGGCGCAGTTACGATTGATCCTCAGGCAGCAATGTTTTTTGATTTTGACTTTATTCAAGAAGGTTCTAATCTCGGACGTGTCAGTATCAGCTTAAATGATTTAGGCAGTCTAAAAGTATATTATAGCCAAGGTATTACAGAAAATCAAGACGATCCGGCTAAACAATTATGGTACAGTTTCCTAAAAGAAATGCGGATGTTTGCCATGCGCAGACTACTACGATTTGATACCCGTGACATTGCAAAGACTAATCTTGATAAAAACGATTTCCAACACCTTGCTACTGCCCAGCGACCTAAAGAAGAAGAAAGCAATACTATGAACGAATCAAAATGGAATCAAAAAAGTACAAAGAAAACCAGTCGGGCTGCACGCGGTGCAACTGAAGTAATTGTACGACACAATAAAGCAGTTGATGTAGAGTCAGTTGGTTCCCGAAGCCGCGAGAATAATATAAAAGCTATTTTTATCCAAAATAGAGATGGTGAGAGATTTAAATATCCATTTATTCATCCAGCTGGTGCATTTGCTATGGCACAACACGTTGATCACGGAGGGGCACCTTATGATGCTCCAGGAAAAGCTATTGTTAAGATGAGCGAACAAATTGCTCAATTGCAAGAATTTCACCGTCAAATTAAACCTGCATCAATGCATGCCGATGCAATGGGAATCAGTGTACGAGCACAGGATCGATTATCAGAGCTAAAAGCCCAAATAGAATCGTTAGGTAAACGAGCACATTATCAAACTTGGATGGCAGAATTTGCTGAAAATCCCGATGCAGATGCAGTAATGGAACTCGATGCAGTAACTATGGAAGACTATAAACAGAAGTTTACTCAAACAAATTTTAAAGAAGAGTTAGCAAGTTTCTTTCCGTTAATTCATAGTATTATGCAAGAAACTAATGAACTGGATTTGGAAGAATTTGTCAGTGAAGAGCCTGATACAGTCATTGAAAATAATTCTATTGCAATTAAGACGGAGTCACAACAGTTTGAAGAATGGGCTGATTCAGTTGAACAAAATAAGCTGACTTCGGATCAAGTTGATGCAATGAAAACAGCATTAAGTGATTTAGAAACTTCTAACCAGTCGTTGGATCTTGGCCCAGCTGGGCAAACTGCATGGAACTTTTTTAATGAGTTTGGTATTAACGATACTAGTCTTGAAGATAAATTTAGAGATATGGCTAATATTGATGCTAGTACAGACCCACTAGAAGTATTTCAAGCATGGGCCCAGCAAGATTATCCAGAACTGTTAGTAGCATTAGGTATGAGCGGAACGGGGCAGCCACAAGAAAATCCTAGTCCATCGAGCCCTGTAGACTCTGAACAACCCCCTGAAGAAGAAATGTCGGAAGATGATATGACGCAGCAGGTTACTGGAATGGAATCACACGATCCGCAAGAAATGATTAAAGAAATAGCAGGTATTGTCAAAAGTTTTTATAATCGAGATAACCCAACAGTAGGCCCATTCCGAGGGGAAGAGGGTATTTCTTTGGATATAGGCAAGCAGATTAGTGAAAAATACGGCGATGATGCAGGTGAACTATCGCGTCAAATCGCAGAAAAATTTATGCAAAAACTAACAAGCGAGTGGGAGCTACGACATAACATCACAGTTAATGGAAAACCAGCTCATTCAGTTGACGATGGCGGCCTTGCTAGATTAAAAGAGCTAGTAGGTAATATCAAAGCCAAAGTTGAAAACAAAGATGTTGAACCAAATCTTAAATCTTATATGATGCGTGATCCAAGTATGGAAGAAAACAGTCCGTGGGATAGTATAGGTAAACGTGCAAGTACTATGGGCGGACATTCACCGGGGCAATTATCAGCTGATCAAAAAGCTGTTGCTGATAAATTAACTAAACAAAAGTTATCAATTAATACTAATGGCGGAACAAATACAGTTCCGATGGTGCGTAACCGTGACGGCAAACTAGTACCTGATCCATTTGCAGCAAATGCTGCAGCTCGCAAAGCAGGTATTTCAGAAAATTCCGATGATGCACTACTACGCAAAATTCGTAAGCTAACACGAAAATAAAATAGAGTATGGCCAAGTTAACTTGGCCATACTCTCTAACGTAGTAACTAATACAATATTTTATCAACAAGTAACTGATAAAAATAATTTAATAAATGACTTGCTTTTTCAGATAAGTTACGTTATAATAGTATATGTACTAAATACATGCACTCAGCACTGTTAGGAATGGTCCTAACGCTGTTTATAAAACTAACTTAAGGCATATTATCATGGCTACTCTAGCAGAAATCCGAGCAAAACTTCAAGCAACATCACAACCTAACGCTGGCCAAGCAGGCGGCGACAATGCAATTTACCCACACTGGAATATTCAAGAAGGACAAACTGTTTCTATTCGTTTGCTGCCTGACTCTGATCCAAATAATACATTTTTCTGGATTGAACGCGCAATGATTAAACTACCGTTTGCAGGTATCAAAGGTGAAACAAATTCCAAACCCGTCACTGTGCAAGTTCCTTGTATGGAAATGTGGGGTGAAACTTGTCCAGTACTAACAGAAGTGCGTCCATGGTTCAAAGATAAAAGTCTTGAGGATATGGGCCGTCGTTACTGGAAAAAGAAATCGTATCTATTCCAAGGTTTCGTTATTGACAATAAACTAGCTGATGACAAGACTCCAGATAATCCAGTACGCCGGTTCATTATGGGTAGTCAGATCTTTAACATCATCAAGAATGCACTTATGGATAATGAAATTGAAGAACTACCTACAGATTATGTACGTGGTCTAGATTTTAAAATTGCAAAGACTGGTAAAGGCGGATACGCTGATTATTCAACTAGCACATGGTCCCGTCGTGAACGTGCACTGGGTGCTGAAGAAAATGCAGCAATTACACAACATGGTCTGTTTGACCTAAAAGGATTCTTGCCTAAAAAGCCAGGACCAGTTGAACTACAAATTATTAAAGAAATGTTCGAAGCATCTGTTGATGGTGAAGCATATGATGCAGAACGTTGGGGTCAGTACTTTAAACCGCCTGGTATGAATTCAAAAGCGCCAGCAAGCGGATCAACTCCAGCACAATCAGCGCCTGCTACACGTCCTGCACCTACACCACGTCCTGCACCTGTTGCTGAAGCAGCTGATGCACCTGATGCAGACCTTCCATGGAATAAACCAGAAGAAAAAGTTGCTGAAGTTAGTTCTCCCTCTGCAGGTAGTGAGGCAGGTAGTCGTGCTGCTGATATCCTTGCAATGATCCGCACACGTCAAGCGAAATAAGGACAACTATGACAAAAAGTTTTGATATTTCAAAGTTCCGTAAAGGCCTTACAAAAAGTATTGATGGTCTAGGTATTGGATTTAATGATCCAACTGACTGGATTTCTACAGGTAATTATGCACTGAACTACCTAATCTCAGGGGACTTCTTTAAAGGAGTTCCCCTTGGCAAAGTAACTGTATTTGCAGGTGAGAGTGGTGCAGGTAAGAGTTATATCTGTTCTGGTAACATTATTAAGAACGCACAAGAGCAGGGAGTGTTTGTTATTCTAGTAGATAGTGAAAATGCACTTGACAAAGCATGGCTTGAAGCACTTGGTGTTGATACCAGTGCAGGAGCATTGCTTAAACTTAATATGGCTATGATTGATGATGTTGCTCGTACTATCAGCGATTTCATGAAAATGCTTAAAGAGATGCCGCTTGAAGACCGGCCAAAGGTATTGTTTGTAGTAGACTCGCTGGGCATGTTGCTTACTCCTACTGACGTAAATCAGTTCGAAGCCGGTGAAATGAAAGGCGATATGGGTCGTAAGCCCAAAGCACTAACTAGTTTAGTTCGTAACTGCGTAAATATGTTTGGTTCGTATAATGTAGGGTTGGTATGCACTAATCACACTTATGCAAGTCAAGACATGTTCGATCCAGATGATAAAATTTCCGGCGGTCAGGGATTTGTATATGCATCAAGTATTGTTGTAGCTATGAAAAAACTCAAACTAAAAATGGATGAGAATGGCAACAAAGTAACTGACGTATTGGGTATTCGTGCAGCATGCAAAATTATGAAAACACGATATGCAAAACCTTTTGAAACAGTGCAGATTCAAATTCCGTATTCAACTGGAATGGCACCCACCTCGGGGTTGGTGGATATGTTTGAAAAGATGGGCGTACTAGTTGGCGTTGGTAACAAACTAGCATACACTAACAAGGCAACCGGTGAAGTTATTTCTGAATTCCGAAAAAATTGGACTGAAGAAAAACTAATGAGTGTTATGATGGATTGGGACGTTGAAGTGGCTAGTGCAATGTCTACTGGTGATACTATTGATGAATCAGTTGAAGATGTGGAGGAAGCATAATGGATGATACTTTAATTGTTGAAACATGGGATGTCTTTAGAGAATACATTCCAGACAAACATAAGGAAACAGCGGCAAATCATTTTATTGATTTTCTATTAGGTAAGGATGTAGCTGTATCTGTACTTGAAGGGTTCATGGGATACGATCCGTTCTTGGATCAAGCAATTGAACTTGTAATAAATGAATCTGAAGATAATGATGATGACTACGAAGAAGATGATTCGGAAGAAGACTATTAATCTTTAAACAGAGTATAACATGATGCTATTAGCATCATGTTTAGCAGCAGATATATAATTATTGATCAGTTGAAAAAATAAGGAAAATCATGTCTTGGTATGCAAAAGTTAGTAAAGACATCACACACCTCCCAAATTGTTTAGATTATTTCTATAAAGAAATAGATGACGCCAGAAAAGAAGTACGTATTTTTGGTAACGTAGAAAAGCAAAGTGCATCGTTACCTGGTATTGTTGAACAGCGATTTAATCAGCTACAGGAAATTGAAGCTGTATTAGAATATCTAAATATTGAATTACGGCGTATTCGTTCAAAGGCTTTTAGAAAATATCTAGAGACTTATCAACGAGCACTTAGTAGCAGGGATTGTGAAAAGTATGTTGACGGAGAAGCAGATGTAATTGATATGGAAAAAATTATCAATGAGTTTGCTATGCTGCGCAATCAATGGTTGGGAATTGTTAAAAGTTTGGACATCAAAGGATATCAGATGAATAATATTATAAAACTTAGATGTGCGGGAATGGAAGATGTATCAATTTAAAAGTTACAACCTGTAAGATTAGAATATATTTTTTATAATTAAAGCAGTAAGAACTTGCGTTCTTACTGCTTTTCTGCTATAATAGCATATGAACATAGAAGACTTAACAATCATACTAGCAACGTCTACCGTAAATTATAATTCATGGGATGGAAAACTAATCTATAGTCTAGCAGACCAATTTTCTAAAAATATCGGCTTTACTGAGAAACAAAATACTCAATGTATACGTATCCTGCGACGTTATGTATTAGAATTATCTAAATTTATTGGAACAGATATTGTTCAATATATCAACTCGCCTGTTTATAAATTACCATTTAGAACTATTGCAATTGATAAGAAAATATCAATTGACACTATAAACGATGTTCGACTTATAAAAGTGGAGTTTCCGTATAATGATTCCTACGTTTCTAGTTTTAGATCTAATCGATATCATAATGATCCAAAATGGAATCCTGACAACAAGTCATGGTTATTTGATCTAAATGAAAAAAATATTCATTTTCTAATGAAGTTTTCTAATGATGAGCAATTTCAAGTCGATGACGAATTTTGTATGTTTGCAGAGCAAGTGACTTCTATATTGCAAAACATGGAGGATCATGCTCCTATGCTGATATTGGAAAATGGTGTTCCTAAGTTTAAAAACATTGCCGATTCTATGCCCGCGTTAACTACTACTGGCATTTTAGAATCTGTATTTTTTGCAAGAAAATATGGGATAACAATATGGGACACTTCTATTTCAAATTATATTAGTTCTACTTCGGTAAGTGAAATTACAAGTAATTTTTTAAACTCAAATACCGATAAGCATACTAAAATTAATTGTTCGACTAATGATATCAGTTGCCTAACTGATATCGTAATCCATATGACACCTTGCCTAATAGTTATTCCAGGCGGTGATGAGTTATCAAAATTAATACATGTGACTAAATTTTTAATAGATTCTGGAATCAAGACGTGTGATATGTCTGTTATGTTCAGACTACCAAGTAAGACAGGCAAGGAATTTAACGAATACGTTAAAGAAAAACAACTAAACAATCCAATGACAAAAAATACAAAGATAGTATTTGTTAGTGGTAACATACCTAAACCAGTGTTCCAATCAGAAGTACAATTTAATTGTGTGATTGATCTGGGATTTGGCGGCGTCAGGTACTCATTAAAAGATTACGTCGCTAGTCATCAAAATTTAATATATTACGTAAACTAAAGGATTTAATTTTGGCCACTTGTAAATTAGTAATACTCGATGAAGTATGCATAAAATTTGAAAATCTTGATCTTGATACGCGAAAAGCATTGGTCAAGAAATTTAAATATGAGGATCCTACTGCTCGTTTTAGACCTTCATTCAAATTGGGTCGATGGGATGGTGCAGTCAGCTTCTTTGGGATTGGCGGCACATCATACATGTATCTTGCATCGGAGATTCTTGAATATCTTGAAAGTAAAAATTACTACATCGAAATCGAAGATCGCCGCACTAGCCCAACACTAGCATTTAACAGCATAACTGAAGAATACTGGGGAGATACTAGTTGGCCAATGAGCCATATTGCAGCAGGTCAACCTATTCGACTACGCGATTATCAAGTGGACATTATTAATAAATTTTTACTAAATCCACAATGCTTGCAAGCAATTTCTACCGGTGCAGGTAAGACCATTATATCTGCAACACTTGCAAAAATATGTGAAAAGTATGGCAGAACTATTATTATTGTTCCTAGTAAAAGCCTAGTAGAACAGACTGAAGCTGATTATGTTAATTGCGGGTTAGATGTGGGAGTATATTTTGGAGACAGAAAAGAATTAGGGCGTACCCATACTATTTGCACATGGCAAAGTCTAAGCATACTTGATAAGAAAACTAAAGATAATACTGCAGTATTAACACTTGCTGAATTCTTGCATGGTATTAATACTGTAATGGTTGATGAATGTCATTCTGCAAAAGCCAGCGTATTAAAAACTTTATTAACTCATAATCTAGCTAATGCACCAATTCGTTGGGGACTAACTGGTACTATTCCTAAAGATGAAATTGATCAATTGAACCTTAAAGTATCATTGGGTGAATTGATTAATGAAGTAAAAGCAGCAGACTTGCAAGCGCAAGGAGTATTGAGCAGCTGCCATGTTGCCATTATGCAAACTGCAGAGTGGAAAGAATTTGGGTCGTATGCAGAAGAGCTAAAATATTTGGTAACAGATGTTAATAGATTAAAATATATTTCAGATATGATAGCAGATATTTCTACTACAGGAAATACTCTAGTATTAGTAAATCGTATTGATACTGGTAAATTAATTATTGAAAATATTCCAGAAGCGGTATTTATTTCGGGTGAAGTAAAAACAAAGGATCGTAAAGAAGAATATGATGATATTAAAACATCAACTAACAAAATTGTAATTGCAACATACGGTGTTGCTGCAGTAGGATTAGATATTCCTCGATTATTCAATGTAGTGTTAATTGAACCGGGTAAAAGTTTTGTTCGCGTTATTCAAAGTATTGGCCGCGGACTACGCAAAGCTGGTGATAAAGATCACGTAGAGATTTATGATATTACAGCAACTACCAAATATGCAAAGAAGCATTTAACCGAACGAAAACGCTTTTATAAAGAAGCAAACTATGCATTTACCGTTAACAAAGTAACGCGGCCTAGTTAAAGTATTGATACAATTGCTATTGACTAATACTAGCAATTGTAGTATAATATTGTATATAACTTACCCAACGGAGAACATTATTCAAATCCTAACATTAGAAAACAAAACATTTTTCCTTAACGAACTGCCGGAAGAGATTGATGATGGACTTCGATTCTCTGTATTAGACAACAGCGATAGCAGTAATCCTGATTACTTTTTTATTCCGCTAATTTTCCTAGAAAGTTTTACTGCTCCTGCAGTTGTACTAAAAATAGGAGAGTATGAACTAGCAATGCCGCTAGACTGGTGTACGATTGTAGGGGATCCGTCTGGACCGGAGATGGAAGTATTACCCCTTACTAGTTTAAATGATCGTGGATTTAAGACATTTTGTTTTAACCCTATTAGCAGCTTCAGACCATCGTTTTTGGATATTGATATCATTGATGTATATCAAGATGTTAAATGGTATTTTCCTAAGATGCGCCCTGGACAACTATTATGTACTCCTTTGCATGAAGGCGATAAACCTACTTGTGCATATTTTGTTAAAGAAGTCAGTAGACAGTGCGAACTGGTTGATTATACTCGAGCATGGTAGAACCAGAAACTGATCGCCAAATAATACCTCTTCACGAGCAGTTGAGGGAAAGTCAACTGTGGGATGATATTAAAAGAGCAGCAAAAAAAAATCCTGCATTGCAATTAGCATTAGATCGTGTTAAACTATTATATTATCTTAGTAATCCTATTCGAAAGTAAATTATGGCCGCAGAAAAATTAGACATCAAACGAGAATTAGCCGCTGTTGATCTTAAAAATTATTCATTCTATGATAAGCTAACTGATGGCGAAAAGAAAGCATTTAGCCCATATATTTTAATGCGTTATGTAAGCAATGTACAGGGAGATCAGGATATCCAAGAATGGTTTGTGGAAATGACCAATGAATATGTTAATAAAGATCATTGGTTATTGAGTAAATTACATAAGCCGTTGTTATGGAAATTGTTCGCAGCAACTGGAGTTGGCATGAGTGCATACCACCCATATATGGCATCTGGCAAAAAACAAAAAGTTGTTAAAATTGAAAAGCTAATAGCTGAATTAAATCCTACAATGAAAATTTCTGAAGTCAAAATGTTATCAAAAATGATGGACAAATCAGAAATTGATGCACTATTTGATAGCTTGGGGTTCGATAAAAAACAACGGAAAGATTATATTTGATGATCCAATTGATTGATCAACCATTTAAATGTGTTCATTGCAATAAGAGCTTTATGAGGGAACGCACATTGATTAGTCATATGTGCGAAGGCCGTCGCCGATCCATGCAAAAGAACGAAAAACGAGTGCAAGCTGGGCTAATGGCATATAACCGATTTTTTCAATTAACTCAGAATGCAAAGAAGCCTAAAACGTATGATGAATTCTGCAACACATCATATTATAATGCATTTGTAAAGTTTGGTAGTTTTATTAACAATGTTAAACCACTATATCCAGAAAAGTTTGTTGACTATGTGATCAAAAGCGGGGTGAAACTGGATCATTGGTGTAGAGACGAATTATATGAAACGTATTTGTATGACATGATTAAAGTTGAGCCAGTTGATAGTGCAGTTGAACGTTCTCTAAAAACTTTTATTGAATGGGGAGATAAACATTCCATTCCATTCAAGGATTATTTTGACTTGATTAATCTTAATCAAGCAGTGCAAGATATTCTAAATGGAAAAATATCGCCATGGATAATTTTGAATAGTGCATCAGGGCAGGCAATGTTGAATAAAATGAATGACGAGCAACTGAACATGATTGCGCCTGCATTAGAGATTCAGTTTTGGATTCGTAAATTTAAAACTGTACCTGCAGATGTTGCATTAGTAAAAGAGATTTGTAAAGAGATTGGAATAAAATGAGCGAGGCTACTAATAAATTCTGTAAACGACATGCTATTAATATAATAAACACCAACAAGCGTGCATATAAACCGCAGCCGTTTGATGTTGTATATTTTAATAATCCCACTGATTATAATATGATTAGAGAGTGTCCTGTAGTAATCGAAACTGTCAAAGTATTTACTGTGGAAATTCTTGAAACTAGTCTAGAACGATTAGCTAAATTTGAGGAAGAAGTTTTTAACAGAGCTGACAGCATTTCTCATTATAATCTATTCGAAGTAATGATGGCTCAGAAACATGAGGAAGCTGTTTTGCGTGATACAAATATTGCAGTCAAAAAAGCATATGAGCACTATAGTCTTATGTTAAGCATAGCAAAGGCCGGAGCACTATAATGGATGTAGACATTGATTTCCTTGACAGAAACGATATATTATCTTTAATTAATCATATACCTGCAGCTATAAGAACTACTACTAGTTCAAAGAAACATAATACAGGAGTATATTGTCATTCAATTCCGCGTGATCCTTTATCGGGAACCGCAAGTATTGATTACAAAACAGCAGAGCAGCGCGGATATTTTAAAATTGATTTCTTGAATGTTAGTGCATATCAAGGAGTACGAAATGAAGAGCATATTAATAATTTACTAGCAATTGAACCGCCGTGGGAATTATTAGCAGAAAAAGATGTAACTGATAATTTAATTCACATAAATGGGTATCATGTACTACTATCATTGACTAAGCCGTCTAGTATTAGCGAGTTAGCAATGGTGTTGGCATTGATTCGTCCGGGTAAAAAACATCTACTAGAACAATGTGTGTCCTCGGGGTTTAACAGTATTAAACATTTAATTTGGGAAAAGCCGCTTGATGACAGCTATTACTTCAAAAAAGCTCATGCTGTAGGTTATAGTCATTTAATAATAATGCAATTAAATCTCTTTATAGAAAAGTTATCAACTACTACTATCTAATTCTTTGGTATCCTGACTAGTTGAATAGACTTTCTTTTAATTCGTTTCTCTGCAATTTCACTAAGATTAACAGCATGTCCAAATACAACTTCGATATCTTTACTGTTAAATGTTTTAATTGCATATCTAAACATTATCATTTCTTGTTTTAGAAAAATATTAATAGGTATTTTTCTATTACTTTCCCACCACCAAATCTCTCCCAGTTTTAAAAATTTAAGTTTTTCTTCGTTGGATTTTATAACAGCAATGTCGTATATGCTTGCTACCGAATCATCTAGATTAAGTATGATCCCAACATATTCTATATCATTAGAGCGGATACACGCTATAAAAGGATGATTAGTTTGGAAGTCAGTTATGTTATGCATTATTTTCAATAAATAGTAATATGCTAAATTTACCAATCTATTTATACGAAAACAAACTCACTGTAATACTAGATTTGGATGCCACTATCCGGGGAGTCAACCAAGTGATGTACCAACGAGATTTAAAGATACAAAAGGGTGTTAAAAACCAAATTCAAATTCAATTTAAGAATAGTGATCAGAAAAGAATACCTATTGCTATTACGCAAGTATTTGTGTTTAGTATGTTCGATGCACTTAATCAAAGATTGCTAATTGAAAAACAATTAGAAATTATAGATGACGGCACTGTATTGACTAAAGGGTTGGCATTACTAACCTTAACTGAAAGTGATACTATTGATCTAGAAAAATCTAGTTATCAATATAGTGTACGAGCTCGTGATGCAGATGGTACATATACCTCGGCGTATACCAATACTTATTATGGTGTAGCTGGGACAATGCAACTACTGGACGATGTGTATCCTGTATTGAAACCCAGTCAAGAGATAATCTCTCTTGAAAAAACCTTCAATGCCGCAGCATATCATTATGAATTTAAAAGCGGAAATATTTATTCCCATCCCGAATTTAACAGTAACTCTGCACTTCACACCATGGCAGTTTATATGACCAACTATCGGGGAACTGTGTATATTCAAGGTACGTTAAATAATACACCGGCTAGTTTTGGTCGCTATGTTACTATTGCTGTAAGAGAATATAAAAAATTTACAGGCGTAGATTATTTTAATTTCAACGGCGTCTTTTCATTTGTCCGACTGATGCATGTGCCTTCAAAAGGCCCAACAGATACCGACAATACTAATTTGTCATATACAGGTACTGTGGATAAAGCATTATATCGCTCCTAGATTGTAATATCATATTGACATTCACTGATTAGTCTGTTATAATAGTACGTAAGCGTAAAGATAATATTAACTGGAAAGTGATGAGCCTTGACAAACCAAATAACTGATTCCATATTACTTTGTTGGAAAGCAGGAAGGAAAACAAAGCAGACTCCGTCTGGATGGATTTCTGGCAATGCACCGTGCTGCATACATAATGGCGAAAAAGAAGATAACAGAGGCCGTGGTGGTATATTACTTGCTAATGATGGATTTTTGTGGCACTGTTTTAATTGCAATTTTAAAGCAGGATGGCAACCAGGCAAGCTACTTAGTAAAAATACCAAAGACCTATATGCATGGCTAGGTATGTCTGCCGATGACATTCGAAAGCTGGGGCTGATAGCATTAAAACTAAAAGACAACCAGCCGGTTACTAAACAAGAACTAAACTTTGAGTTAACTGAAACTGAACTACCCGCAGATACCCTATCAATTGACGAATGGATAAATGCAGGATGTCAGGATGTGGAATTTATCGAAGTCATTGACTATATTATCGGCAATGAACCTGATAAAAGAGGAATGACATTGGATATGTATAATTGGCATTGGAGTGCAGCAGCTGGGTACAAGGATCGAGTAATTATACCGTTTTATCATAATAAAAAAATAGTTGGTTATACTGGCAGAAAAATTCGTTCAGGAAAACCAAAATACTTAACTGATGCACAACCTAGTTATGTCTTTAATATAGATGCACAATTATTAAGTCGATCTTATGTAATTGTAGTAGAAGGACAGTTTGATGCAATAGCTATTGAAGGAGTAGCAGTAATGGGTAATACGCCCAATGCTGCACAGATTGCCCGAATAAATGCTTTAGGTAAAGAAATAATTGTAGTACCAGACAGGGATAAAGCTGGATTAAATTTAATAGATATTGCATTAGCAAACAAGTGGTCAGTGAGTAGTCCACTATGGGATGAAAATATCAAAGACGTTGCAGACGCAGTTAAACAATATGGAAAATTATATACACTGTTTTCCATATTGTTTTATAAAGAGTCAAATGATTTAAAAATACAAATATTAAGGAAAAAATTAGCAAATAATGAATAAACCTAATTATAATTATGATATGCAAAAGTTGTATCTTGATATGTTTTTGTCGGATGCAGAAACATTTATACGCTGCCAGAATATTTTTGATTCAGAAAACTTTGATCAGAGGCTGCAGAATAGTGCAGCATTTATCAGTAAGTATGTAGACGAATATAAAGTTGTACCTGAAGCAGCAATTGTAAACATTAGTTGTGGCCTTGATTTTAATCCTGTGCCATTGCCACGTGAAAATTACGATTGGTTAATGGATGAGTTTGAACAATTTTCTCGACACAAAGGTCTTGAACGAGCAATTTTAAAAAGTGCAGACTTACTGGAATCAGGCGATTACGGTCCTGTAGAAAATATGATTAAGCAAGCCGTGCAAATATCATTGAATAAAGATATGGGTATTGATTATTTTGATGACCCGCGTGCACGTTTGGCAAAATTAAAAGATGGTAACGGACAAATTAGCACAGGTTGGCCCAACGTGGATAAGAAATTATATGGGGGGTTCAATCGTGGAGAGTTGAATATCTTTTGTGCAGGCTCCGGCGGCGGCAAGTCATTGTTCCTTGCTAATATGGGAGTAAACTGGGCACTAGCAGGACTCAATGTTATTTACTTTACGTTTGAACTAAGCGAAGGCTTAGTGGCAATGCGTATTGATAGTATGATGACTGGCATCAGTACTCGTGATATTTTTAGAAATATCGACGATGTTGAACTAAAAGTTAATATGCTTAAAAAGAAGGCCGGAAGCCTTCAAATCAAGTATATGCCCAGCGGAAAAAATTGTAACGATATTAGAGCCTATTTAAAAGAATATCAGGTCAAAACAGGCCAGAAAGCAGACGTTTTGTTAATAGATTACCTAGATTTAATGATGCCTTTGAGTGTTAAGGTAAGTCCCAGCGATTTGTTTGTAAAGGACAAATATGTATCAGAAGAGATTCGTAACTTGGCAATGGAAACACAATGCGTCACTGTTACAGCAAGCCAGTTAAATCGTAGTGCAGTTGAGGAAATTGAATTTGACCATAGCCATATTTCCGGAGGCCTTAGTAAGATCATGACAGCAGACAATGTTATTGGTATCCTTACCAGTCGAGCAATGAAAGAACGGGGACGTTATCAAATTCAATTTATGAAAACTCGATCCAGCTCAGGAGTAGGACAAAAAGTTGATTTGGAGTTTGATGTTGATACACTCCGCATCAGCGATTTGGATGAAGAGGAAGAAGGTAATATTCATCAATCACGCGGGTCAGGTAATGCAACGTCCCCTTTGATGGCTGGATTGAAAAGAACAAGTAATGTAACAGTGTCTGAAGATCAGGAAAGTGATCCTACCAGAGGTTTAACTATTTCCAAAGCCAAATCTAAAACAGCAGCTCCTATGATTCGAAACATGTTGAATTCTCTAAATTCACTTAATCCAGAAAAGGATTAAATCTGGTTACTAACATTTTGTTAGTAACTTTTTATTGTCGTACCTACTTAATATATTATATGAAAATTAATCCAACAAATAAATTTGCAATCAATTCCGTCATTGCGGCAATCACTGTGGCATGCGGCGCAGCTAGTGTGTACATTGGTGTAACTGTAGCATCTGATGATTCGCTACCGGTAGTAACTACTCCGATATCTGCAAGGGTAGCCGAATCTACTGCATGGTCAACTAGCCCAATTCTAGCCAATACATTGGTTATTAAACCATTGGATACTGTTGAAAAATCCATGAATTCAGATGTGTTAGCACAAGTAACAAGTATGGCTGATTCAGCTATTCCAACTAATTCAGTTGGCACAACTGAACATGATCCATTTAACCGAATCCAACTAACGAATGCGACTTTTGGTGCTGCTGCAATTACACAGCTAGGTGTTAACTTGGACCCAGTTGCTAAATGGTATGGATATTCTTCTGCTGAATTTAAACAACAGCTATTATCTGATACCAGCATGAAAATTGATGCAAAAGGCCGGGTAGTATACGTTGACGAGCAAGTAGTGACCATTAACCAAGCAACTGAAAAAGTGACTGCATCTGTTCCGACTAGTGGAACAGATACTCCTTTCTCATATGATCAAACATTTGTATTGCATAGTAAACCAGATTCGCCTCGGGCACTGTATATAAATTTTACAGGGCAGGGTACTCGTCCTCCGTTTGATTTAGATAATTCGCCTTCCACTTTTAACAATGCCGAACGTTTAATTATCCAACAAGTGTGGATGCGAGTAGCTGAAGTA